GTCGCTGGACCTCCCTACCGCAGATTTTACCCACCCCCCGTTGTCACACCCCATGGGAGGCACCTAGATCGCGTCAGAACGCACGCAGACGGCCACTGCACCAAATAGCGGTGACCTCATTTGCCAGAGCCGGTAGCATCTTTGTAAGGCCACCTGGCATTCCACTCTGCTTGACGCTGTACGCATTGGCACGGCAGGCCTAATCGCTTGGACCATTGCTTGAATAGCTCACCGCCAAGCATGGCTGCGTATCGCTGCACTGTGTCGCCTATGCCTGTGTCATCTGGTGCTTTGAAGTAAGCCACAAGACGCACCCATGCTGGGTCTCGGTCGTCCTCACGCTGTACAGTTGCGGACTGCTTATCAACAGCAGCACCGCAGACGCAGTGAGGCTCAGGCACTCCAAGCATTACAGTTCGACCGCAGCTGTGGCATGTAACAATCATGAGAAATCGAACGTTGCATCAATACCGCAAGGGTTAACCAGCGGAGTCAGTGATACGCTTGTCGGTATGTCGTTCAAGTCATCGGTGTAAATGCCACGGTACTTGCCGTAGTAATACTCGGTGACGTAATCGTAGTAACCAGCGGCTGGTGTATCGTCAGCGGCTAACGATGTGGGAGGCGTGCAATCAAACACCGAGGTCGGGTGCAGGTCTGCCTTAAAAAGCTCCGCATACGAATACGTTATATCATCACCAAAATCGAGCGTCTTGTCTGTTGAGTCGTACAGGGCTGTTGTTGATCCGTTTTGGTAGATTAGCCCTCCAGCATATGGGTCGTCGAGGTAATAGTCCGCCGTATTGCATTGGCAAACCTTAGCGCCGCTAGCTCGTGCTAGTGTTGCCACTAGATACTCTGCCTTCCACCTTTTCACCCCGGATACAAGTTCAGCGTACAGCGAGAACGTGGCGTAACTGACGTATTTATACCCCGCAGTACATCCAGTCGTTCCCATGTTTGCTCGCCAAATACCCTCGAAGTAAAACGGGAACGTGCAACTAGCCCCGGTCGTCACAAAAACGTAGCCATCGGAATCGCACTCAAGCGCCGTTGCTGAGTCGCCGCAAGACGTTGTAAAGCCGCCCGTGACAAGATTGCCTGACTTAGTGGTTAGCGTCGTTCCGGTTATCTCGTAGCTTGTAAACTTCGCCAGCAGGTCGTTCCACGCCGACTGACAAGCAGGACCACAGCACTTACATCCGCCAGCATTATGCTTGCCAGGCATCAGCAATCCTCCCAAACCGCAACCAGCACGCCGCCGGCCCATGCCGCGACAATATACTTGCTAGCACCTACTGCGGTTGTTGAGAGGTTGTAAACTGGAACGGTGATTCCTGCACTTGTCAGCGTGCCGCCAGTAGCCGAGTAGACCGTACAGTCCGCCTTTGAAATCGTCGTTCCACTGCGAGCAGGTATGCCACCACCGGGAGTCATTGCGATGTAATTTGCCGACGTGGTACTTGGCGGCAAGGTGTCAGAACCCTTTCCGCTTCCAAGCACCTGAATCAACTGCTCAGCGTCTAGCTTTCGGAATCCATACACCCTATTATCTTCGCCGGCCATATATTAGGCTCTCGCTGTTCCGCTGCGAACTATGTCTAATGCCAATGTGGTAGCTGATGATGCTACGCCCAGGATCGTGACGTACCAGCCTGTAGTGACGTCTGCCAGCGGTGCGATGCCACCGGCAGTAGCACTAACGACATATGTTTCGCCAACGGTCAAAGTTGCCCCAGCCAGATAGCTACCAGACTTGCAAAGTAAGGCGTAGCCATTCGTTGATGCACCCGTGATAAACACGCCAAGTGCCGCAGCTGTGGCGGATGAAGCGTTGGCGTCTGCTTTGTAGTACAGCCCGTCCAGCGCCTTTTTATAGCCTGGCTGACCTTGGGTAACGGTTTCGCCCACCTGCACAAGTTCAACAACTGCACTGCTGGTTACGCCGACGTTGGCCGCTGTTACAGATAAGTCTGCCATGCTTATATCCTCAAGAAACTAAAGCTGCTGGTTTCGTAGCGATCAAATTCAAGAATTGCAACATTTGTCGGAGGCGTAGCATTAGCAACCTTACCGCCGCTTCCGTTTAGTGCGCCTTCGATCGGATTTCCTGGTAGCGTTACAAACGGGATTTGGTTTCCGCTGGCATCTAGGTAATATGTGCCAACGTCTAAAACACGTTCTGTCCATTTGTCCTTTTTCCACGTCAAACGATACTTAGTCAGCCGCCGGCGTTGACCATAAAAGAAACCTACAGATGATTCCATGATGCGGCATAGTAGCGTCTTAGCTTGCTTACCTTTGTATGTGGATCCGTTTACTACCTCGTTTCTATCCATCAGATCCTCGTCAGTAACGCTGATAGATTCAAACTGGCTGAACTCCCACGACAAAAGCCAGAGCGTCTGTGGTATCCCACCTTTGAACGATTCGCCTGCCGATGTGCGGTATTGCTTTCCGCTGGCATCTTCGACAGCCTTGTATTCCAGCTTTTCAAAGATGGTCTTGCGAACTGGCACCCATGCTTCTGGGTCAGTTCCTGGCTGTTGATCGTTGTTTTCTTCGACTTCACTGCTGAACGAACAGGTGAAGTCCCAAATAAGCGGATTCTCTTGGCGACGCTGCCCCTGTATTGACTTACAAACTGCCAGTCCGCCGGCTGACCTTGTAACTCCGACAACTGGCAAGCCAGGGCATTGGCTGACGTATAGTCTGTTGTCCGTCTTACTGTCAGCCTCAACGATGTAGACGTAGCTTTCTTCAATCGTCACCTCACCAGTGCCCTTGCTGGTCAGGTTTACATCGCCCTGTCTATGCTCACCGATTATTCGCATTGGACTACCTTATGGCTGTCGGCTTGTTGTCGTTAAGTTTGCGAAGCAATTCCGTTTGCCTAGTCGCTTCGGCCAACTGCTTATCCTGCAATGCCTTCTGCTCCAAAATTGCTTTTAATTGCTTGTCCGTTTCTTCGCGTCCCAGCTTGCTCATAAAGTCAACGGCCTCAGCCGACCCGGCCTTGCGTGCTTCTGGGTTTTCAAACTTCATATTGTCAATTTGCTTGAGTCTGTTTTCGTAGTTTTTCTGTTCTTCCTCAGCGATCTTTTTCAATCCATCTTTCATCTGCTGAGCAAGTTGCTCTTGTCGCTTCATCTGGTCAAGCTGTTCTCTGAGCGTTTCAAGACGTTCAATCTCAGCGTCACTATAGCCCTGTGCCGCAAGTTCCATCTGCCTAGCAACCACCTCGCCGCGTTCCATAACGGTGATTTGCTTTTCCAGTTCGGCAACTTGCTTTTCGTATTCCTTGGTGTGTGCTTCTGCTGCTTTTGCGGCTGCGTCTGCTTGTTCGATCTCTGCGTCGCTTATTGTTGACCTATCTTTACCCTTTGCTTGACGGTTTTGCATTTCCTCGTATTTGTCTAAAAAAGCATCAAGCTTGTTAAACTCAGTCACTTTTCCAAAGAAACTGAAGTCACCTTGAGCGGCTTTGTATAATGCAACGCCAATGTCATAGACCGTTTGCCTAACTTCAGCCGCCAGTGCAATCATCAAGGCGAAACCATCGGCCATTTTGCCGATGCCCCAAATAAGCCAGTCAACTGCGTCTGACTGTTCGCCAAATATTTCCAAAACTCCACTGATTGCCGGCATCATAGCGACCAGAATCTTGTCGATAATAAGCGTAAACTGACCAGCAATCTTGTCTAGTTCGTCATTCATGGCTGCGACGGCTTCAGCGTCAGCCTGGCTGAGCGTTAGACCAAGCGACTCTGCCTCAGCCATCATAGCTGCGACAGCTCCTGCACCTTCATTAAACACAGGCAAAAGGTTTGCACCTTCTCTACCAAAAATCTTGACAGCCTCAGCCGCCCGTTGGCTTGGATCTTCTATGTTGGCCAGGGCATCAGCGATAGCTTGGAACTGCTGGGTTGGCGACATGTTTACAAGCTGGTTTATATCTAGACCTAGCTTGAGAAACGTGTCCGCCGCTTGTTGCGATCCGCCCCTAGCCTCACCCAGCGTTTTTGTCATGCGTACTAGCGTTTGGTCAGCCTGTTCGGCATCTATATTGGCCATCTGCTGAAGTGCGTAGCGGAAAGACTGAATGTTAGGCACTGACTCACCAAGTTGAGCTGATGTATTGGCCAGTTTGTCAATGCGTTCCGCTGACTCCTGCAACGCACCAGCTGCCATGCGTATGCCTTCGATGCCAATGTAGGTTGTCACCAATCCCTTTATGGTGCTGCTCAGTTCATCGCTAGACTTTTTCACCTTTTCGGCATGTTTGACAATTGGCGGATCGTCCAGTATTTCAGCTTGCAATGTGTTGGCTTTCCTCAGCCTTTCATTGGCATCCTGAATCGCCCTTTCGTAAGTGTGGGCACCTATAGCAGTTTTATCATACATCTCCTTGAGGTGACGCAGTTCTTGTGCGTGCTTTTCCTCGGCAGTCATCAGCGATCTAGTTAGTCGCTCGCCGTGTGCGATTAGTGCGTTATCTTTGGCCTTGAGCCTTGCCTGCTCCTCTAGTGCCGCAGAATTTTCTTTAAGGCTATCGCGTAACCTTGTGACTCCAGCCGTGTAAAGCTCAACACTGATAACGCCAGCGTTAAACGCATCCTCAAGTAGCGCTATTTTGTCGCTGACTTTTTCTGCGGGAGTCTCAAGCGATTTCAGCGTGGAAACCACCTGACTAATCTCACGCCTAGACAAGTTGGCACCTTCCACAAGCCCAGCAACATTTAACCCAAGACTGACAGAATAAGCATTGATTGTTGTCGCCATTAACCAAACCTCGCTGCCAACATTGCTTCGGTTTCTTCAATGCTCATCTGCTTAACTTCCGGCTGGTCAACCCAGTCAGGAGGCATGTAACACGCTGCCACCTTGTCAGCATGTTTCAGCACCTTCTCAACCGTTTCTTCGCTGTACTTGCCGGCCAGCAGCATTCGTACCAGCCCGACCAACTGTGCCAGCATTTCACGCTCTGACCACCACGGTTCAATCTGGCTGTAAGCCATCCACAGGTTAAAGATGCGATCTGGCACATCCTCAAGCCACTGTTCCGGGTCGTCAATTCCGAGTCGTAGACACAACCGACAAGCCAGCATTAACTCTCGATTGTGTCTGAGTCTTTTGGGCCGAGGTCAGTCTTGTCCATTCCGCAAACACGCATCACGCCTGTCATCAGCGGGCCTGTAATGTGGCTACTGACTGAATCCCATTCCCTTGCCTCTGGTTCGCCGTAGACAGGTTGATGGCTTTCTGGATCGCACACACACGCTGACAACAGCAACGCTTCCAGCTTGTCGCCGTCAACGCTGCCGTCCTTCCTGCGTGCCTTGGCAAACAACGCGCCTCTAGCACGCTTTGTCATGCCCCGCAGCTCAAACGCTTCGCCGCCAACTTCAACCAATTCTGTCAGCGTCGATTTTTCTTTAAGTCTATCCCTCAAGCTCATCGTATTCGTCCTCGCTCTGAACGATTTCAGCCTCGTACACCGAACCAGCCGACATGACTGGCTCTTTCTTTTGCTTGCTGCATTCGGCCACAATTTCGGCCACCAATTCAGTCGGCACGTTTACAAGCGGACAAAACCAATAGTGCGTCCTTTCCGCTGTCTTGTGTGCCAGGTATCCGCAGTGGACCCACGACTTTGTATCTGGGTTCATGACCCAGACGTAATCCTGGCCTGTAGATCGCTGCACTGTGCCATACTGCGTCTTTTTGGGAACAGTAAATTCAGCCAGCTTGATTTCAATTGCCATTAGCTACCCCGCGTATACGTTGGCCCAGTATCACCATCAAACTTAAATTTGATCTGCCCCTTCATCACGTTTCCGTTTTGCAGGTCTGGCAATTTGAAACTGGTAACGATGCCGGTGCCGGTGAAGGTGGCACCAGTTGTCGTCGTTTGACCGCTGCCAACTGGAAACGTAATGGTGGCGGTATCAACGCTGCCAGTTACAGTCACCGCAGTAGCTGATGCACTGTAGACATAGCTGACGGTGATTTCTGGGGTATTCTTGAGGTCGCTGGCAATCATTTCCTTGAAATCGGTACTGGCAAGCGTTGACACCTCAAGCATGTCGAGAGTGATTTCGCCAATTTGAATCTGGTCAACTTTTAGGCTTGCCGCAGCTGTTTGGCTGCTCAATGAAAATGATGCAAGGTTGCCGGTATCTCCTACTAATGCCATCTTTTTAACTCCTTAGCCAGGTAACCATAAAATCGAACGTCGTGACGTGTCTTTGAGAGTCACCGCCGCTGGTGTCCTCCTCCTCATATTCACGCCGGCCATCTTCAACCATCACGCTCCGAATACTCAAGTTCGTGTATGTGCCTTTGATTGCGTCTATGCCGCACCAAATAACTGCGTCGGCAATCGACCTGCTGACTTCGCCGCTAGTGGCGTAGCACTCAACTGAGAGTCTTGTAGCGACAATGCCGGCTAGGCCGTCCAAGGCGTGATCGTAGCTTTCGCTGGTGATACGCAGCACAATACAGTTAGCTGTTTGACTTTGACCCTGTGGCAACCTCGCTGCGTAAATACGCTGACCTACAAGATCGGTGATGGCCGTCTTGGTAAGCAGGTAAGTTCGTATTGACTTGATTACGTCAGCCATTATTCTTGAACAGTTCGTCCAGTGATTTTTCAAGTTGTGTTTTTATTGCATCAACTTGCTGCGGTCGCGTTTCGTCAAAAGCTTGCACAATCCAATTGCGAATTTGCTCAACAATTTGACCTGTACGTTTTCCCCACAAAACTTTTACGCGGCCTTTTGGCGATGTGTTTAAGTATGCTTTGTTACCCTTTGGCCACTCTGGCCCGATAACTCCCTGTGTGTGTTTTTGATATTTACGCACTACGTATTTAATGGTTTTCCACAGCGGATACTCATAATCAGCTTCACGCCATTGTTTTACTGACCGTTTCTTAGCGCTGCCTGTCCTTGAACTTCTTGGGGCAAGTTCAATTGCCGCTTTTTCAACTATTTTGGCACCAGCACGCACGACCTTATCACCGACTTTGTATTGCTCAAGCTTTGGCACCATGTCAAACATAGCCGCTAGTTCAGCATCTGTAGGCAAGTCAAATTTTAGGTCCAGTCCGTTTTTTGCCATGCTATGACTTGCAGTAAACCTCCAAATACCTACGTCCACCATCTACGGGCCTGACGTACACTACGCCGTAGGTTGTACCGTCGTAAACAATGCGGCACGTTGGGCTGTACTGGCTGCGATAATGCACCGTGAACACAGCATTGATGCCTGCCTCAACCTGTCGTCCCCGCAGCGTTTCTCCACCATTAGTGCTTATAAACTGTGCTGGTTCGTCTTTAAGCGTATCCGCCCACGTCGTTGATACATCGCCAAACGTGCTGGTAGATTCGGTGGGTGTTTGGAGCGTGATCCTTTGCCGCATCGAACCAACGCGGAATCCGCCCATCGGCCTGTAGGTCATGGGTAGTTACTCCGCATGAACTTGGTGACTAACGCCTCGTAAGCAGCATCCTTGAAAATCACGTCGTTGACTTGCAGATCGCGATTTTCAAAGTATTTGCCAATCAGCAGCAGAATCGCCTGCTTGTGAATGGCCGGCACCGCAGCTGCGGAAGTGTAGCCGGCTACGAATGTGATAGTAATAGCGTCAAAGCGGTCATATACCGCTGGCCATACCTGCAAGCTGTCTAGCCTCACCGCTCGCTCCGCATCGTCCAGACTGTAAACCGACGTGCTTAGTGTTTGCTGAACATTGGATGCGTCGTAATACTTGACGTGCGTGATTGACTGTATAGGCCGCTTTGGCAGATACAGTTCGTCGTCGTCAAATTCTTCGGCGTACACCTTCCATGTCTGAGTCAGGCAGCAGGAGTCGGTATCAGCTTCCCACTGTTCGCGGGCCGCTTGGATTAGTAGCGCCAGGTGTGCGTCGTGGGCTGTGTCGCTGCTGGCCAGCTCCAACTGCTTTTTGGCTTGTGCCAGTGTCACTGGTTCGGCTGCTGGAGGCGTCACTAACACTGCCCGGCTGATTTCCGTCTCCGCCATGTTTTGCCACTCCCCTGCGAACTAGTGCGTTTGCCAAACCATCTGCCAAATCGTGGATGGAGCCGACCTGAAAGCCAGCCCACCGCTTTAGCATTTCAACCTTCATTCGCCACCATCCAGTCTGCTGGGTACATGTAACGTGCCTGCATGGTTTCATCAAAGCAGGTAATCATTTCTTCCATGTGACCGATGCGGCACCCTGGATCTATGTACACGCTGTTGCCAGCCCGCTCCCATTGCAACCAAAACCATACGTCGTCATCTACCTTGTCGCCTTCCCACATCCCGTCTGCGTTGGGTTCAGCAAAAAACCAAGGCTTTTCAACTTTCTTGAGTTTGGCCAGGTCAATCACCGTCAGCCCAAAGTGAGCCGTTTTGGCCTTTAGCGGGTAGCCTGTGTATTCAACCTGCTTGGTGTCGTCATCAACTTTCGTGCCACCTTCAACCGTGCCCAGCAAGACTGGCTTACCGCGTCTGACCTGCATGGGTGCAATCGCATCAATCTGTTCTTCCTGGCTGACCAATGACAACAGCCGACGCAACTGCTTAGCGGTGAAGAACGAATCGCCGTCTACCGTCACGGCATACTGACAATCCGTCGCTATCAACTGTTCGAGCATCTTCTGCATACACTGGCCATAGTAAACGCCACCGGAGACTGTAAGCGGTATGCCAACTTGCTTCAGTGCCCGTTCTATGTAGTTTCGGCAGGTCGTGTTTTCATACCTACCAGCGGTCATAATGGCCGCAGCTTTCAAGTCCATAGTTCGCTCCGATGGATTGAATAAAACTAGCCAACTACAACTTGGTCTGCGTTGCCACTGTTGGCACCTTGCACCTCTTTGACGAGGTTGGCAGTGCAACTGGTAATCACAGCACCGTTTGTTGACGAATCGGGAGTTACGCTAACTTGCAGGTAGCGCTTGCGTGCCTTCAAATCCACGTTAAACACCTGCACCGTTGCAGACGTGTTATCAGCGGTGACGGCAAAGGCTGAATTGAAGGTGACGTACGCTGTGGCTGCGTTGGTGTCACTTTCTTTCAAGTTCAGCGCTACGTTGGTGCTATTGGTGTTGGCCTCAGCCCCAATGTGAAAAACGATCGTTGCGTAATCGGCACCCTGCGTATCAATGGCCGCAGTTCTGGCCGTAGTGGCTGCGGTTATGGGTGCCAGCACCGATGAACGAACAACAGCTTGCGAAGCTTTCATATTTTTAGTTCCTGAATAGGACGGTCTTTGTTTTGTAAAGTTGCCCCAGCCCAACCGAAGTCAGGCCAGGGCTTCCATCGGAGCGACGATGGCCCAGATAGATTAGGATGCTGCAAACTTCAGGGCGATAATGCCACCAGACGCACTGGCAGTGCCGCGATCATGGACGTTGATGTCGAAGCGTTCGGTTGCCCGAATTGCCAAGGCATCTTGGTTGAAATAGTAGGATCCGTCGGCTTGCACCGACAGGCCGCGACGGCGACCAAGAATTGCACCTTGGCCAAGGTCGCCAAAGTAGCAAGCGATCGTTGACGCAGTGCTAGTCAAAGCACTATTGCACACTTGACTAATCACAACTGGGTATCCCATAAACTGTAATGGCATACCTTCGGCAATGCTCATGCCGGTGTTGGCACCAGCAGCCATTGCCAAACGCAACATACTACTGGCCCAGCCGGCTTGGCTGATAAACCATGATGGCCTTGATCCGCCATACATTTTGCGCTTCGCAATGACTGCCTCTAGGTCCTCAAGGTCAAGCGTTCCGAACGTTGTGTTACCACTGGCAGCATCTACCACACTGCCAGCTGCAAGTGCCGACACTAGGCCGGTGATGCCGCCGTAAGTGCTGGTGCCGTCACCCAAGAACAATGCTTTGTCCTCTTCGGTGGCGAACGTTTGAGCGATCGAACGTGTCAAAATTTCAGCCACGCTGATAACTGAATCTTCGTTCAGTTCGCTGGACACTGCCGTCAGAGTAGCCAATTTCTTGGCTTCCAAACGGACTAGGTTTAGCGATACGTCAGCCGGCGTAATCGCACTGTTCTCACCGACGTAGTAGGAGGTGATTTCACCGCCTAACTTCGGCACGTTTTGCACACCGTCGGACATTACCCACGGTTGGCAGTAGCGTGCAGCCACGCCGTATTCCTCACGCAGTTCAACGATGGCGGCTTCCAGCGGGTCAGGCACTAGGTAACCGCCCTTGGTGTTGTCGCCGGTGGACATGGCGTTGCGAATTAAACCACGATCGCGACAGAACTGCTTGGCTTTCTTGTTGCCGTAGATGCTGGCCAAAAAGAACTGGCCACTGTCATAGGCAGCTTCAGCAGTATTGAACACACCCTTGCGGAAACTGGACAGCACACGCACAGGCACAGCTGCGGCTTGCGGCTTGTTTTCTTCCTGACGTGCCCGCAGTTTTGGTTCAAGCTTGCAAGCAATCAATGCTTCGTAGCGGATGGCGGTATCAAGGTCTTTGTTCAGCGTTTCGCGGGCCTGCGAAAGATTGTCAATTTCTTGACGTTCTGCGTCGTTGAACTCACGCAGTTCTTGGCTGACCAAATCATGCAAGGCTTCCGCCTTGGCGACAATTTCATTTAATTCGTTGCGGATTTCGCTAGTCGTTTTCATGGCTGACTCCAGCAATTGCCAGCAGCCAGGCACATAAAAAAAGCGACGTTGGCTGCTGGACGGAAAGGTTGCAAACACCTCTCAGTCCTGCTTGGCCGTCGTCGCTAACTAGTTACGCGGTTTCAGCGAATCTGATTACGTTCTTTTCTATAACAAGAAAGCTAAAGATCAATCACCGACTATAAAACTTTTCAATACTTTTTCGGCTTTGAATTTTCGGCTTTAGTTCAGCGGTCGGTTTATTTAAAAGTGCATTTGGTGGATGCTTGAACCATGCAGCCACGACAGGCTCAGCATCTGATGCTTCTGCCTTGCCTGTTGATAGGCCGGCAGCGATAGCTTCGTCGGCAGTGAACCAGGTCTCAGCGGTCAGCAGGTCCAAGACTGGCGTGCCTTCGTTCATGTACTGCTGGTAAATTTCGACCAATGACTGGTCGTACTTGCTAAGAACTTCTTGGGCCTTGGCCATGTCCTCAGCGTTGCCGATGGCCACCGTCATGGCCCGGTGAATCATCCACCTGGCCCCAGGTGCCGTTGTACGCGACGTGCCACCAAGAGCGATAACCGACGCAGCTGAGGCGGCAAGTGCATCGACGACCGTGTTTACATTCCCAGGGTAACGCTTGAGTGCGTTGTAGATGGCGATACCTTCATCGGCCACGCCGCCAGGGCTGTTGATACGTACGGTCACATCCTGCCCGCCCATCTGGTCAAGTGCGTCAATGACTTGCCGGCTGCTGACTCCACCACCTAGCCAGTCTTGGCCGATAGCGTCGTAAATATAGATTTCTCTGGTCTGGTTATTAACACGCAACATGGGACAGAATCCTTTCGACTAAGAGGTTTACCCGATTAGGCCAAGTTTCAACGCAAGCGGTGACAGATTCCGCCAGTTGCTCCGGCTGGCATTCAGTGGCTACCAGCAAGCGTTTCATTGATTCGTCGCAGTGGTCTGTGGCCAAGGCCCTGTCGCCGCCCAACTCCTCAATGCGATCAGCCAGCGTAGCCTCAAAGCCGGCATACCACGCCTCAATCTTTTTTAAGAACGTCGCCGCGTTTTTGGCCATGTCACGGCAGCGATTGGCCTCAACCGATAGCAGGTTGGACAGCATGGCCGAGATGGCACGTTCGTGTAGCGCCGTGTTTGTTGGAGTGTCGGCTGGTTCCGGTACGTCAGTTGCCGCTGGCGTGATCGCTGGGTTAGCGTACACGTCGCCGCCTTCGTACGGATTCATGTCGATTAGTTCGCGTCCTTCGTTAGGTGACATGACGCGGCACGCAATCGCTTGGCTGATGTATGCCATAGTGAGCGACTTTTCAGTCCTCAATAGCGATCCATCATTAAACTTGTAGTAGTAGCCGCCGTTGCGTTCGGCCTGCGTCAGTAGCTTTAGCTCACTTTCCTCCTCCCACGCCGTCGTCCATGGTGCCAGGCAGTTCTGGCGATAGGCCAAGTTTTTTTCCGCCAGACTGTTATAAGAGGCGTTGCTGGAGTCGCCTAAAATGCCTTCCAGCAAAAACAGCAGCGCTGCATCTTCACGCTGAAACCGCCGCTGTTCGATGAACTGGGCGTCCGAATTGTTCATGGCCATTACGTTGGCTTTAATGCCTTCGCGTAGCATTCCAATCTTTCCGGAATTTCCGGAGCCTTCATGTGATTCTCTGAAAGCGTTCAAAAACTCTTTGGCGTCGGCTTCATTGCGGAATGCTCCCACGGGTGCTTCTAGCATCAGTCCGCCGGCATAGCCTTTTTTCTGCTGGTTGGCTACATGCTGTTGTAAATCCAGGCCAATACCCCAAGACTGTGCGGCCAGCGATATAAGGCTTTTGCCTTCGATCCCATCAAAGCCAAGGCCAGGCACGTGCCAAACGTCAGCGTCTGGAAATAAAAACGCCTTGTCGCTGTTCTTCCCCAAGTCCTCGTAAAGGCTTAAACGGTCGTCACGTTCGATGATTGTGCTGTGGAACTTCATGCCGCCCTGCATGACGGTTATCGTGCGATCCGGCATCAGCGGTATTAACTCAACTGGTACGCCGTTCTGCCGTCTGATGTAGCTTCTGGCATTTCCCCACAGCAATGCGTGACACATCATCTGCCGCTTCCACTGGGCCGGTGTTTGCATGGCATTAGGACGCCACCGCATTAGCTTGTAGGCTGGGTGGTTTTCTTGAATGCTTTTCTCCCGCCCCTGCTGACGATGCAGATTCAGCGGCATAATCATAAAGGCCCCAGTAATCTTACTGACGCAGTGCCAGACCGGCGGATACGTCAACGCACCATCGGCGGTAATGCGTTCGCTAGACGCGGTGCCAGCCAGATAGCTGCGGAGCCACTTGACCAACGAATTGATACCGCCACTTGCTGCCATGCTACTGGTCCTCAGATTAAATAAAGGCTTCCGCTGGCCTTGGCCTGTACCAATGTTGCTAAACGAAAGGCCATTGTTGCCGCTACGATTCCGTCTATTTTTTCAGCACTATCACGCTTGTCATACATCCATTGGTCCTGGCGGTTGCGTATGATCTTGGCGTTGTTCGCACACCATCGCAAAAGCGGGTTATTGTCATGCGTGAATCGTCGCTCCTTGATACAACGCAGCATGTCTTGAATAGGCTCATTGAAGTTGCTGCAATTCTGAGCCATCCTGGCCGCAGTGATGCCTTCCTGTGCCAGCTCCTCGCTTATCTGCTGGCCGTTGTACGGGTCGTAAGCAACCGTTTTTATGTTGTACGTTTTGCAATCTTCAATCAGTGCGTCACGCAGTTCTGGAATCACAAACTGACGCTTGCGTAGAATGTCGTTGTAGATCCACGTACAGAATGGCTCCGACCGCAGATCCCGCTGCGTTTCGGTGGAAATATAGGCACGCACTTTGACTTCGTAACGCCAGACTGGTTTCCCGTCGTGGTCAGGCATTGGAAACCTGGCACACAGTGCATAGGCTGCTAAGTCGTCACGGCCTCCAAGGTCCACGGCAGCAGTCACTACGTCAGCATCGGACCAGTCTGATAGCTCACCGCCGCAGTTGTCCCAGTCGGTCATGTCAAAGGCCTGCTCGATGGCCGTTACCTTGGTGTTGCAGTGGTACAGCGTAAAGCGGTTGAGTGCTATTGGGCTGACGCTGGCCTCAACGGCTGTATGCCGCAAAAAGTCGAGCGATACAGACACGCCTAGGTTTGGATTGGCCTTTATCCAGTTGCGTTCGTCTAGCGGGTCGTCGCCTTCGTCTAGTTCAGCAATGTAGGCAAAGTAGCGTTCGTCTGGCACGATGCCCTTGGTGACCTTAGCGGCGTAGTCGTAGACTTCGTTCCACAGATAAGACTTGTCATCGCCGGCTGTCGTAATCACCGATATGAGCGGCTGGTCACGAAAGCCTGAGCCAGTGACCATGGTGTCGTAAAACTGGCGGTGATGCTCTTTCCAGGCGTGCAGTTCGTCGATAACGCAGCAATGGGGGTTTAGCCCGTCATACGGTCTGTCGCTGCCTGTCGTCATAATCAGGCCGTCATTGGCTGCAAATCTTATTTCCTTATTGACTGACCTAGCCCGTTTATCTAGGCACTCGGACCTGCGAATCATGCGTTCGATTTCAGCGAAGATAACACGATTCACCTGGTCGCGTTTGGTGGCGGATAGCACCACCTGTGCCACTGGTTCGACGCGGCCCTTAATTGGGTTGTGGTCAAAGCCGGCCATGTAGATGGCTTCCGCCGCAGCCCATGAGGACTTACCGTTTTTGCGGGCCACGCTGCGATACGTTCGGCGGAATCTGCGGGTGCCGTCAGCATCGCATCTCCAGCCGAAAATCATTCCCGTGCAGAACACCTGCCACGGCTCAAGCTCAAACGGCATTCCAGCAAAGCGGCCAATTGAATGCCTGATGATGGACGGATAAAACCTGACGGCCTTAGCGGCAGCTGATTCGTCAAAGTGAAACGGAAAGTCGGCAGTCGATTGCCGCTCAAGGTCGCTAAGGTGACGCTGGCACGCCGCTTTCACAAGTTTACAAGCCGCGATCCGTCCTTCTAGGACGTCGGCAATGTACCCGTACAGCGTTGCGTGAAACGTGTCAGCAATCATGTCTTGGCCCATTCCTCCGCAGCATCCGACACTTGCACTGGCTCCTGCTTTAGCCTCTTTCTGTCGGCTGGGTTTAGCCCGAACACGGCAGACAACTTGTGAATGCGGTCAACCACTTTCAAAAATAGGTTGCCAGTTCTACTATCCAGCGGGTCTGCTAACGTAGCCGCCGCCAGCGTGTCCTTGCAAACTAGCAATTCGCACAGCGTCTTTAGTTCGTGAACGTCCACGGCCCGTAGGCTTGGCTTGTGCAGCTGCGGTAGCAGTTCGTCCCACTTGGCCGCGACTTCTGTAATCATGTTCGGCTTGTACGGCCCGCCGTCTGGTAGCGTTGGGTCAATGTCGCCAGCCGTTCTGTCACCGCCGCTCCTGCCTGGTGTGCCTACCATTTTTCGCTCCAATGGTCTTTGATTGCAAAAACGTCATGCTTCCAAAAGCGTACGAGGTAGCCACGGTCGTTGAAAAAGTTAAACAACCAGTCCACCGTATCACGCCGGTAGTTATGCTCAACCGTCCAGGCAGTCACCGCGTACTTGTCCATGTCAAACGTGCTTAGGATTTCGTCCTCACAGCCTTCTACGTCGATGCTGATATAGTCAATCTGCCTTGGTGCGTAGGCTTCGTCGCAAATGTCAGTCAGGCTTTTAGTTTCCAGTACGGTTGTCGCTGAGTGGTCTACAATTCCAGACAGCATTTCGTCTGGGTGGTGGTTGAAGTTTATTAGTACGTTCGAATGGCTCCAGCACGCAAACGGTACGCAGTGACATATCCTGGACTCTTTTAACTTTGTGAACGCAGCCCCGTTGGCTTCAACGCACACGCCTTGCCAGTCGAACTCCTTTTCTAGTCTGTAGCTATTGGACAGCGTTACGCCGTCATACGCCCCAACGTCAACGAAGTAGCCGCCACGCTTTCCGCCAAGCTGCTGAATAATCCAGGCGTCTTGTCCGATTTGCGATCTATTCATGGCGGTGTCGTTCTTCGTGACATGCCTCACACAGTGGCACCAAGTTTGTTTTTTCATACTTAAGCTGTGGTGCGTCATTAATCTTAACAATGTGATGCACATGTTCCGCCGGCTTTACGATTCCCTTGTCTAGGCAGTCATGGCACAGCGGTTCAGTTTTGCGTATTCGTTCGCTCAAGCCCTTCCAGCGGCTGTCGTAGCCGCGTTCCTTAGTGGTCTTTTTGTGCGTCATTGGATTGCATTTTGTGCAACGCTCTTTGACTATTCTGCCGCAGCGGCAAAGTTTATGCGTCATTGCTCGGAGCGTAATTTACAAACAGGTCGCCTTGCACGAGTACGCTATCATCATTGGTTTTACGCAGTGCCCACTTACAAGCACGCGCGGCATTGGTGACAGCAGACGGAACAGTGAATGCGAAGCTACCATTGCTATGTGTAATGCTGCCATCAGCAATGACAACTACATCAGTTGACGGTCGTAGCTCAATAATGACTTCTAGGCTAAGACTTGTTAGGTCTACGTTATTGCCATCGGCGTCCACCACTGCCACTACCACCACAGGCGTTTCGTCTGTGAACAGATTAATCGTTGTACCAGCAACACGATCGACTACAGTAGCATCAAGTGGCAGCACCGTTAGTTCTATTGCGTCTGCAATTTCCTGAATAGTATGAACATGCTGAGCCGCAGCAATGATAAATTCATCACCTGGGCTAGGAATGGCAGTCAATGGCTCCTCTAGCACGATCACGCCATTGGTGCTTGTATAGCTGAGAATGGGGCTATTCTCACCAGCTAGTGGCCCACTGACAAACAATAGTACGCTGTGAGCGTAGGCACTAGTGGTAGCCACCACGTTACTACGGAACGTAGTCGTAGACAGAGTACCACCAGCCACTACGGCACCATCAATGGTGTAGTTGGCTTTGCGTAGCGTGTCTAGTAGCTTACCGAATGTACCGGCACTTGTATGCTGATTGTACGCCTCGTCCCAGACTGCATCAGCAATCGCACCACTATTTACAGAGCTTTCGCTTCTTGGATAGTAAGTGCCATCAGCTAAGAGTAAGTCATAGACTTCATTAGCAAAGCCACCAGTACCACTCACAAAACCTCCCAACCGATAAGCACCGGCTGGGATGTCTGTAAATGTTACTGAATAACGATTCTTATCATTTGTCTTTTCAGTAGCAGTCTGAGTTGATACTACAGTATCGCTACCGATAGCAAATAATTTACAAGAGATCGTTAATCCTGTACCGCCATTAAATTCAAGTACCTGACTGACTGTCGGCATCTTGTGGATCCTTCAAGGACTGAATCTTCGCAGCTAATGGTAACAGCACTGATGCCGCTTGTAGCCCGCCGTTTTTAACGGCCAGGTCTAAGCAAGTCATCAGTTGTTGTTGTTCTTCTTTGGTCAGTTCTAGAGTCATGGTTCGCTCCGATTAACTAGGTAAAACATCAGGAATACCAAGCTGAGCAACCAATGCTGCTTGTTCTTCCGGGGTAAGCTGGTCAAACATATTCATTGCCAGTGCTTTCTTTTCGGCAATCAACTGGCCGTAATAAGAATCACACGCACTCTTAATCACCGACTCAATATAGCTTTGGTCGGTAAATAATTCTTTCAGTGGCTTGGGTTCTTCACCTTCTGGCAAATTGGCATTGCTGGCAGTGATTTGTTCGTTCTCAGCCTGAATGGGTTTGTTAGCTTGTAGGCAAGCGTAGCTAAGGCCCCAGGCTTGTGTTTGTGATAGTTGAGTTAGGTCAATCATGTTTAGTTCTCCGATTACGTTGCAATCAAACCAAGGTCACGCATACGAGCGAGAAGCAAATTGAGTTGAGTGATAACGCTGGCGGCATCCGTTGCGTCAGCCACAGCTGCAGGTTGGACTACCGGCGTAGCGTTGTAAAAGCCCAGCTTTTGCGTTGTGCCAGTGCCGATTTTCGTGCCGGTGGTAGTGCCGACAGCGATGTTGCAAGCGTCAGCAAAGGTGGTCAATGTTGTTCGTACAGACCCAATGAACAGCCCACCGTTTGATCCGGTTCCGTTTAGCGCTCCACCGTCAATGTAAACATGCCCACCGTTCCAATTACCAACAGACGATGCAGTACCACCAAATAACCGCAAGTTACCACCATCGCGGCTTGAGTTGCCCATTACGTTTGGTGCAATGTAAATATCACCACCGAAACCGCCTGTTGATACATAGCAATTAGAATAATCAACGTCACCTAGAAGCAATCCGCGAGTAGCACCTATTTGACTGACTGCGGAGCCTTGCATAGTAGTGATTGATGAACTTCGCAGCATTACATTTTGGCTTGACGATGCTCGTCGTACTTGCGTGCCAGAATTAGAACCAAATTGCAATATTAGAGATGTGTCAGCAAGGACTAGCGTGTTAGCTGACGTTATCGTTCCATCCGCCCCTATCGTCAGCCTAGTCGTGCCATCCGTCTGCAACTCCAATGCCCTAGCTGACCCTGTCCCAGCTTTCTCGGTTCCGATGCGGAACACATTGGACGACCATTCAAGCTTGCCACGTTCGTAGTTAGAGTCGTTGGTAAAAGCGTTGTAAATTTCTACATTGCCTGATGAGGCTACCGCATGTTTTCGGACAGAATTTAGTTGCACCTCAAACGGATATGATGTGGTTCCAGTTGTTTGATCTATAAGTATTGCTGGCTTCGTCGTATATCCAACACGTTCAAGTTTTATTACCGGACTTGTGTTGTTAGCGTGACTGAAAGTTATAAATGTTGCACTTGAAGTTCCAGAACCCCAAGTCGTATTAGCAACAATATTTACCGTCGAACCTATACCAAAACCATTTCCTGTGTTTCCAGAATATGCAGAACCAGAAAATAAACCGTAGCCGATACTTCCTTGGTATCCCAACCGGATATATTCCGTACCAGCATACCTGCCAGAAAACCAATCTAAATTTGCTGCTGCGTCTGAGAATATTTTCCCGGCTTTTGTTATTCCCGCTTTGCTACTCCCCCCCACCTGCAAGTCCATCAGCAAGCTGGCCGCATTGCTCGCCGTGTCGGTCACGTTGGCTTTGATGAGAGTTGGCGTGCCAGTTGTCGACCATGTGCCGCTGAGATCAACAAGAGATTGTGCTTGACTACCAGTAAGCGAATAGCCTGTGGATCGTATCGCACCACCGAGGTAAACAGCCCATCGGTTTGTGAATGTGACGTTTGATCCGGCAGTAGGCTGTCCAACTTGCAACGATGCGTAATCGGTGAACGTTGTCGAATTGCTGGCAGCAATTGTGTTGCCGCCGATGACGTTGGTGTAAGCAGTTGCAACTGTTCCGCTGCTGCTAGTGTCCGTAATCGTTCTAGCAACGTGACCGATACCGATGCCGGTAGTCGTCCAGGCCGCTGCACTAACGTTACCACTGAGAGTAATGCGTGGAGTTGTAAGTAGGCCGGTTAATGTGCCACCTGACAACGGTAAGTAGTTCGATAAATCAATCGTCTGCCAAGAGTAATCGCCACGCAGAAAATTAGACGCACTAGGAGTGCCGGTTGGTGATTGAGTCGCAAGTGTGCCAAGTCCGATCAGTGTGCGGAATGTGCTGGCAGCAGAGAGAGCGTCGGTTTTGATTGCGGATAGGTCAAAGCTTGTTGCTGTCATCTTTTAGATCGCTGATGTCAGGGAGTTTGATTTTAAGAACG